TATAGACGCACCTATTGGTTGTATTTATATTGAGGCGGGTTTGTTCAGACCTTTAAGAACACAGGATTCCTAAAGCTCTAATGGCTTCCTGTATGCAAGAGCAGCGTGGGGTGGTCCTAGGTGGATCCCCCCTGGCTATCAAGCCTAAAGAAAGCGGCGTACTGGATTTATTCGGTAAAAACCCTCCGGAGGAGGATCCTTACGTCCACCCTGAGTATCGTGTTGCCCGTAGAACCGTAAAGGTCCAGGCCGATACTTTCCTTGATGCCTTTGATCTTCGCTATGGATTGAAGATCCCAGATGCTGGTCGTGAAAACTTCCATCATCTGGCGGCATCGGGTAAACTTAAAACGATAATTAAGTACGCACTCGCGCAGCCTATGGCCGCACTCACCCGTTATGGTATTCACCCCGTTGAAGAATTTCCAACGGTTCCTAAAGGATATCAAGACTATGCCGGCTATGATCGATTTCTTATCATGGACGTGCTCAAGCTTAACTCGACTCAGCGTTATAGGCTGTATTCTCACCTTACTGAAACAAAAACAGTAAGTGGTATTAAACAGCCTACCTTACGCGCGATCAAGTACTGCTTTGAGCTTACCCAGATGAAGAACATCTGTCCTCGTCTTACCTTCCAGGAGGTCGTCGATTCTATCAGAGATCATCATGATACACTGACAGACGGTCGCAACCCCGAAGTAGAAATAGACGTGGAACGAATTGTCGATCATTTGGCCCCTGTCTTGTTCCCTCACGTTACACCCTTATTGCGTATGCCCCCTGGCAAGCTCACAGATAGAGCTGCTCTCCTTGAACATCGATTCACCGGCTCCCTCGCTACACTTGATGAAAGCGAAGAGACCTATGAAGAACATCCCATCGAGAAACTGAAATCTGGTAGCGGTTTTCGTGCACGTGTCTCAGATCCTCTTACAGAGGGTCTAGAAGCTAAGTGCAACCGCATGGCTACGTACTCATTAGGTTCAGAAGAACTCCTTGATGCCAATTTCCATCCAAAGTTTGGTGTCCAACCTCTCTACTCGAGACCTCTTAGGTCTATGACAGAAGATGAGATTATGGAACCATATTTAGATACGGAACAGTATCCTATTAAGGACAATGTGGCACAAGTTGTAGCTCTTCTTGAACCTCTCAAAGTACGTACGATTTCAATCGACTCTGGGATCCTCCGTTACATGGCATCACGTATTCAACAGTGGCTCTGGAACACGATTTCCTCTTATCGTCCTTTCGAACTGATTAAGGGAACTCTTGTTGAAGATACTGTTGATTACTTCTACCATGGACTCGGTTTTGTTTCAGGAGATTATAAGGGGGCTACGGACTCTATTTTCCATAATTCCACAGATCTCTGGGTAAAGCAAATTTTCTCCCGAATCGCTGTGCCTCCTCATTTGGAGGGTCACATTGAAGCGATCAAGAGAGACTTTACACGAGTTCTGTTGGATTATCGCAATACATATGACCAAGAAGGAATTCCCTTTATCAAGGCATTAAGGAGAGAAATGGGATTCGCCGATCTCGAGGAATCCAAGGGCAATTTCCATGAGGTGTACAATAAGCTTGTCAGTGATTGTTGGAATGCCGGTCTGGCTGTTCCTAACATTCACGGACTTCTGTCTGACAACTGTGTTGTTCGACAGGCTCGTGGTCAACTCATGGGAAATGTCCTTTCCTTTCCTATACTCTGCCTGATAAATCTTACGGGATATCTCGTTTCCGTTGAGCGGTATGTCAATGAATTGGCTACCGATCTCTCACAGGGATTCGAGAATCCGCAAGATGGGATCCTTTGGAATGTATTTCGCGATTTTGTACGTCCAGAAACTGTTAAGGGACGTACCATCTGGAAAATAAGTCTTAACAAGAAGAACTTGAATTTTCTTCCTGTTCGGGTGAATGGGGACGATATCCTCTTCCAGGCTTCTCCTTTCTTTTATAGAGTATGGTCTTATTCTCTACGAGACGTAGGATTCGTAAAGTCGGTTGGCAAGAACTATTACTCAGAGTTTTTCCTTACGGTTAACTCTCAAGTTCTTGTTCCTCGACATACGATTGAACGTTTCGGAGACCCATACTTGCTTTCTCCCGTGCGCATTAACCATATTTGGTGGTCCGGTCTTACACCCGACTTCCTTCGACGACGAACCGATTTCTCTTCCATCGTTGGCAAAAGTATGGCCAGAATTGCTGACTGTCGAGCGTTTCTTGCTCCAGTACAACAAATCTTCCTTGAGACAGTTCCACAAAGGAAAAGGTCTCTTTGGAATAGGCTATTTTTAACCAATAACGAGGAGTTTATCAGTTCTTTCGATTCAATTGGAAAACCAATTAATCCGAAGAAGAAGGGCGATAAATGTAAGAAGGATGTTCTAGGCCATTTCCGAGTATCCCGCTCCCTCCGGTCGAGCTGGGGGGACTTGGTCTGGAGCTTCCTGAGCCGGAGGACCTTACTTATTCTCAACGTATACTCGCAGGTCGCCTTTCCTTAGAAGGAAACAGATCTCCATTCCGACTGGGGGAGTCTGAATCACTTCTTCAAGATGTGGCAAAGAACATACGAGTGTATCTCAAGAACAAATATAGGTTAATGGAGGTCGATAAGCAAGAGTACTTACGTCTTTTGGACGAGTTTCCTCAATTGCTTACTGAATCTCAGGCGCGTATTAAGATCGCTACCAAGTTGTATCCGTTCTGGAGAGAACCTCCTCCCGACAACATTGGTTTTGATCCTAGGGAGATCTCTCTCTATACTGAGAGAGTTTTTAAGTGGGCTCTTCGTTGTAGAAAGAGCCTCAAGGAGAAGCTAATATCGGAAGTTCGTGAATACCAGCCTCGGATTACGGTAGCAATTCCTAGGAATGTTACCGCAATCCCGTCCTGTACCCTGGACGAGGGAGTCGCGATGTAAGGCTTGCGCCTGTGTACATCATTATCGTGGGGATTAAAACACCCAGTCAATAACGAC